CCCGTTGGCTTAAGTGCCTCCAGCGCAAAAATCTACACTATAAGGGGATATAATATGTCTGTTGCTTGGAACAATGATGAAACCGATCTATTACAGGTGCTAAGACCTGATTGTACAACCAGAGAAATCTATGAAGTTTTTAAGGAGTTAGACTATAGCCGTAGTACTGAAGCAATCGAGAAGAAGGCTCGCTGTATGGGTTGGCAGTTCGTTACAGTAGGCCAACCAGATTATCTTAGTCTACCTCCAAATCAACAAGATGCTGTATATCATATGCTCCAAGAACGCGCATCTATCAGACTGAATATAGTTCCTGAACAACCATTAACTGCTTCTCAGAAAGGAATGATTACAGTAACAACGAAGAAGCAAGTAGTGGATTTGCACCACGAACTCACAGCACTCAGAAATGAGGTCTATCATACCTCTTCCATCTCTCGCAAGGTAGTACAAAGTGATAAACAATCACTGGTTCTCATCCTGTCAGACCACCATATTGGTAAGGTAATAAAAGATGAGAACAATAATGTAATCTATAATACACAGATTGCGTGTGACAGAATACATAGCCTTCCAGCACTTATACAGGATCAAGTGCCTACTGATAGTCTAAACCTTACAGATGAAATCATTGTGCTACTACTGGGAGACCATATAGACGGAGAAGATATTTACCCGGGACAAAATATTTCTCTGGAAACACACGTAAGAGACCAGGTTCTACTTGCAACACGGGCTCATTGGCATCTCTTGAGAGCACTAAAATCAATGTTTCCTCTTGTTCGTGTAGTGACTGCCCGTGGCAATCACGGTCGCTCAGGAGGTTCTCCTGATTCGAACTGGGACAATATCTTCTATCAACACTTAGAGTTACTTGTAGACTTAGAAGGTAATCCTGATCTAATAATTAATAATAAATATATAGAGTTCAATAATTTTATTGTAAAGGGATGGCGCGGCCACATAAGACACGAGGCGCCCGTGCAATGTGATACTGCAAATGCTAAGGCAAAGTATGGTGGCTGGTTAGATATTCACCAATACGATTTTATGTGTTTCGGACACTTCCATCACTGGGGGATTAATACCTTTAACAACCGCCCCATTTTTAGAAACGGATCTCTTGGTGGAGGAGATGACTACTCTGAAGGATTTGGAAGCTATGATCAGCCATGCCAACTAATATTCGGAGTAACTCCAGACCAGGTTTGCACCTTCATCGTCCCCCTAAAATTTTAGGAGCTATTATGTCAGCATATACAAGTGCTCCTTGGGTAGGATCCAAGGATAGGCTGCAGACTGCAGCTCAAAAGATCGATCCTTCTATTCGGCTATATGTAAAAGAAGACTCTGCCTTTATGAGGTTTCTGGGGAAGTTGTTGTGTCTACTCTATACAATCTTCACTCTGGGCCAGAAGAAGTATGACTATGATAGATTTCTTTATGCCTTCGCTACTACTATCGGCTCCTGGCATTACTATCCCAAGGCCTGGACAGTTAATCAAGTAGCCCAAGTTCTTCACCACGAAGGAAGACATACGAAACAATCTCGTATGTGTGGTTTTGGTATTCATCCAATGGTAGGTTTACCTATCTTTGGGATCCTCTATCTACTGGCTCTTCTTCCTATAGGATTAGCAATCTTTAGATTTATGTTTGAGTTAGATGCTGATATATATGAATGGAAAGAAATGCGCGCGACGGGGATAGGGATGGAGTATATACTATTTCGAGCCAGTAGTAGGGCTAAGACTGTTTGTGGATCAATGTATCTCTATTCAGTCCCATCTGGGATAGGTGAGAAAATCTATCTCTGGGCTACTAACAGGTATGTAAGATGAAGATAAACTGGAAGGACACATACTTCGACTTGGTAGATGCTATTGCGAAGAAGTCCAAGGATAGATCTACTAAGGTAGGAGCAGTCATCGTTGGACCTGACCAAGAGGTTAGGTATATGGGATATAATGGTTTTCCCCGTAATGTAAACGACGAGGTAGATGAGCGTCACCAACGCCCCCTGAAATATAAATGGACGGAGCACGCAGAGAGAAACGCAATATATAATGCAGCTCGCGTTGGCATCCCGCTTAAGGGATGCTCCATCTATATCTCATATGTACCCTGCACAGACTGCGCCCGAGCTATTATTCAATCTGGTATTAACGAAGTAGTATGTAAGACCCTAACACCCCTTCCAGGTTGGGAAGAAGACCAGGCTATAGCCCTGGAAATGATGATGGAAGCAGGCCTTACTATTATAGGATTAGACTAATGGCTACAATCTTAGAAGGCGTAGGACTTTCCTTTGATGATGTCCTGTTAGTCCCTCGTTGGACCAATATTCCATCACGATTTGATGAGAGCATTGATCTTAGTAGTAGGTTACTATCTAACCTAACTCTAAAGTATCCTCTAATCTCGGCAAATATGGATACAGTTACTCATTCGCTGATGATGGATACAATGCATAAACTGGGTGGGTTAGGTATTATTCACCGCTTTATTCCTATTGAAGCTCACCGTGTCGCACTCTTAGATGCTAAGTCTCCAAACAAGATTGTATGTATTGGAGTAGGTGCAACAGAACTACATCGACTAAAAGAAATGGTAGACTTTGCCAGTGCTGTATTGATTGACATAGCCCACGGACACTGTCAGGCAGTTACTGATCAAATCAGAACCGTCAAGGAACTATATCCGCGACTACCTATTATCGCTGGCAATATAGCAACTGCTGCAGCCGCAGAGGATCTAATAGAAGCTGGCGCTGATTGCCTAAAGGTTGGTATAGGACCTGGTTGCCTTTGTTCTACTCGTATTCAAACTGGTGCAGGTGTTCCACAACTAACAGCCATAATGCAGGTTCATAACACAATCATACAGGTCAATAGACCAGTAACCCTTATTGCAGATGGTGGTATTAAACATTCGGGAGATATTGTAAAAGCCTTAGCTGCAGGGGCAGATGCCGTAATGATAGGGGGCCTCTTTGCTGGAACAGAAGAGGCTCCGGGAGAAGTCTTTGGTGATTACAGCGGCCAAAGATACAAGATCTATCGCGGTATGGCATCACGAGAGGCACAGTTAAGCTGGAAGGGATCGGCAACCTCTATAGAAGGAGAGGTAAAGCGCATCCCCTATAGGGGCCCAGTTGCCGAGATATTTAAATCACTAGTAAATGGTATACTCTCTGGTATGAGTTATCAGAATGCTCGCAATCTATCTCAACTTCGCGAAGAGGCCGTATTTCAAAAACAAACCCAAGCAGGATACTTAGAAGGCACCCCTCACGCCCTGTTTCCTATTGGAAAAGAGAGGTAATCTATTGAACGAGAAGTTCACTGGCTTTAAAACAATACTAACCCCTAAAGAACTAATCGAAGATCTTAGAATAGATAACAAAGTAACAATCTGGGACAAGAGGTATTCACTCTATCCCAATATGTATATAGAACTACGAGACCAAGAAAACGATAAGAATACTATTCTTGGTCGAGTAAGTGCAGATGCAAATCTGATCGAACGGATTTACGCACAAGAAGTCTCAGGCATTAAGTCACGAAATAGAGAGCAGGTCTTTGCCATAGACGCTCTTATGAACGATCAGATTACCACTGTTGTATTGTCAGGTAGGGCTGGAACTGGGAAGACCCTGCTTGTGTTGGCTGCTACTCTTGAGCTCATCCAGGCAAGAAAATACCGCAAGGTAATCATTACCAGGCCAATGTCATATGTCGGTAAGTATTCCCTTGGTGCACTGCCTGGCGACGCAGAGGAAAAGTTCTCACCCTATCTCTTGAACTATACGACTAATATGGAAGAGCTAATAGGGAAGAGCCTTGTTCTCGACTTGATGAAACAATATAAGTTTGAGATTGTGCCCTTGCAGTTACTTCGCGGCGCTTCCTTTAATAAATGTTTAGTTATCGCTGACGAGATGCAAGTATGCGATCATATGGAAATACTCACTGTTGGAACTCGTATTGGTGAAGGAAGTAAGTTAGTAATAATGGGCGATCTCAATCAACGGGACGAGAATATTGCTAAGGAGAAAACAGGTATATATAAACTATTCAATGACCAAGTAGCCAAGAAGTCGCCACTACTTGCAGCCATTGAGTTACAACGCTGCGAACGCAGTGCAACAGCTATGCTATTCTCTGAAATCTTTGAGGAGTAAATGCCTCCTGTTCCCAGCATTGACTATCGATGGGAGCGCTGCCCACGGTGTAGTAGGTGGATGGTTCCTACATATCCACAGGTTCGTGGAGTAACGGTAGAAGATCCATTTCTGACTGCCTTTGTTTGTGAGGATTGTGGATATATGGTACATATGTCTTCTGCTCCAGCAAGGATTGATCAGATAGATACAGATCAGTATCTCGCATTTGGAGGTGTCGATGTGTCAAGTGTAATATCACCGTTCCAAGGAAGATTACAGTTTGATGTAATCGGAATGCACAAACAATGTGCTGCTCGATCCTACAAGAAGTGGCACCAACTAACTTTTCCATTCTGCTGGAAATATCAAGAGTTCCTATAGCAAATCACGAAGGAGTAATCTGTGACAATCTATCTTGATATGCCTGTGAAGTATATAGGAGCTCAATATTACCAAGCAAGCAATAATACCTTTGTTGATATAGCTGCAGAGGACTTTGTTATTGAGGCAGTATTTGAATGGCCGATACGAAAGAAGTGGCACCAACTAACCTTCCCATTCTGCTGGAAATATCAGGAGCAATAGATGCTTACCACCTGTATTAGGAAGCTCCACCCCGCCGCTATTCTTCCTACATATGCAACAGAAAAAAGTGCTGGCCTTGATGTGTATACGATACAAGAAGAGAGGATTGTGCCTTCCACATTTATCCTCATACATACAGGCCTAGTTGTAGTACCACCTATGAACTATCACTTTCTTTTGTTTGCCAGAAGTAGTCTTGGTAGAGATTTTCCTGGTCTCATTCTATCAAATGGTGTAGGAGTTATAGATGAGGACTACTCAGGACCAGAAGATGAGCTACTCATACCTTTACTTAACCTTTCGAATAATACATACTGTATCAATAAAGGGCGAAGAATAGCCCAATTGATTCTAAGGCAAAGCCTTAGAACCACCCTACAGGAGATAGTTGATGGGAACAAACTGGTATGCTCAAGAGGAGGATTTGGGAGCTCGGGGGGATGTGTATGAGGTGCTTGTTAGGTTTACTGTAGTAGCTCCTAACCCCGAAGAAGCAGAGGCTGCTGTTAATGACATTATTCGAGAGGGCAAACTTCGCCTTCTTGATGAAGAAGATAGAGATCCTGTCTATGAATACGACATCTGCGACACAGATATCTCAGCCCTTTAATCCCACACTTCTTACAAGTCAATATACACCTGAGATCATTTCTCGGAGATTAAGATCTCGTGGATGTAGTGGTTGTGAGTTAGGAAGTCAATCTGGTTTAATAGCTCCTGTTGTATATAGAGGTAATACTAAGTCCAATAGGATGATAATAGGGGAAGGGCCGGGGCTACACGAAGATGAAGAGGGCATTCCCTTCGTAGGGCCAGCAGGTCAGTTAATGGACCAGATCTTTCTATCTGTTGGTTGGGATACGAACACAGACTTCTACCTTGGAAATGTCATAAAATGCAGACCTATCGCCGAACCAGGTTCAGGGAAGCAAAATAATACTCCATTGGCCGCACAACGCCGGGCCTGTATGCCCTACATTAGACAAGAAATAGCCATTGTGAAACCCAAGATTATAGTCCTCTTGGGAGCTTCAGCAGTTAAGGCTATTCTGGGCACAAATAAGACGATGGGAGAGCTGGCTGGGAAGGTCTACTGCAGCGATCAATACCCTAACATTGTCTTCTTTGTAATGTATCACCCCGCCGCACTTCTTCATTCTAAAAAGAAGGGCGATGATGAATATCAAAGACTACGAAGGCTAATGTGGGACCACATTCAACAACTAAAACAAATCGATGAGGAGCTACAATGAAGATTAATAATATGGAATCACAACAAGCAAGTCAGGATGCCCCTGAGAAGCAGCTGGAGGCCAACCTTGAGGCTTTTGACCCCACGGGCAGGGCGAGATTAGAGTCTCTTGGAGTCGTCTCACAGAGGCTTGCAGATGCTTCCAGGGTGCTAAATTCTATGAGTGACACAAGTGGCGAGGATATAGATGAACTCCGTAGCGCTGTAGGAAATATTGATCTTGCCTGTAGGGAACTACGAACAACGGTGAGTAGTATAGATGGCCTGGTAAGAAACATCATCAGAGAGATGGTAGGAATTATTCAGGCTATTGCCATCAATGAAGCAAACCTGTTTGACTTGAATACAAAGACAGAATGCCTACGACAGGCACTAACGGATAAGGATCTGATTACACTGGATGATATGAAGAAGGCCTTTGAAGATACTATCCGCCCTATGCTTCAACAACACCTGGCCGAGAAGGCAATAGCCTATAAGAAACATTCTTAATAGTACGGCTGGCTAGCGACTTCGACGTGACTTACAGGTGCTTCATCTCGGGTTCCTATCCATAGAGTAATAAACTCCCTACCGGGTTCCCAATCTACACCTACTACAGTATCGTCCATTGCGAAGAGATTATATAAAGTAGTGGCGATCTCTTTACGAGGCCGATGTAGAAGGCCTTTTAGCCCAGGCAGCTTAACCTTCTTCTCTGATTTATAGTCCTCAGTGAAGAACCATACAAACCTGGTAATAATAGGTCGCATCTTGAGTAGTCCCTCAAGGACCCCAATGCAGTCTTCTGTCGGTAGTTCGTGCATCTGAGAGATCGCAACGCTCTTTAGTGGCTCCAGCTCACCGTAGTCCATCTCCATCTCATCTTCTGCCTTCTTCTGGTCTACAAGATCGCCCTGATGGTGTGCTTCTGCCTTACTGAAAATCCCCATATTTGTTCTCCATTAACTTCTTGAGTCTTACGACTTCGTCGTAAACCCAATGATACTGCTGAGATGTAAGTTGTGCAATATCCTCTGTTGAATACCCCTGACTGAAACAGTATAGCATATACCTATGGTATAGTGACAAGTCTTTTAGATTAAAAAAAGGATGCCTGTTACAGATTATCCTCGCATCTGGTTGAGGAGGAGGTAGTTCGTAGGTTGTTTCAAAGGATTCCAAGTAATCCTCGACCCAATCAGTATGTAGCTGGAAAACCTTTTGTCTTAGAACCCATTTACACAAGTAAAGCCACAGGTATTGCTGGGCTTGAAACCAAATAATGTTATGGTTAAAACAGTACATCCACATATAGCATACTTGTCTAATATCTTCTTCTTCTATCCAGTAGGCTTCTTGTAGAATTTTACGAACATCATCTACTGTTTTTACTTCTCCGAGATCCTTTCCTATATTAAGGAAGGTTTCATAAAAGCGGCGCGCGATGGGGTCATGGGCGCGCCCTTTCACCCTCTCAATCATCAACTCTACATACTCTAAGGTAATGCCATTGTTTTTTTTAAGTGCCATTTCTATTCCCAGTTAGGAACAGTGTTCTTATATTGTTTATTTATCTCTGGATACTTCCATCTAATCGGTATGTTTTGACTGAGAAACCACTGATAGGTTTTAGATCCCTCTCCTGGTGTAATGGCAACCATCTTTTGAAACTCTGCTGGATAATACTTTCTGAACCTTGTAATCTTTGTTTGGTCCTGCCGTCGTAGGAAACCGCCCTTTATTTCTATCCATAAATAAGTACCATCAGCAAAGGTAATCTTAAAATCTGGTGTATAGGACACTGTTCCATTAAGGATTCCAAATGGTGCAAAAGAAAAAGTAGTTGGTTCATACTCTATAAGGGTAATATTTGGATCCAACTGCATCAATCTATAGCAGTTTGCTTCCCAAGTAGAGCGAAAGAATAGATTATTACAATCAGGCCTGCGTCCTATCTTAGACCTACCTTTCTTGATCTTAGTTGCAGGTAGAGTTACTCCACCAGTCTCCAGTTCTTTTAGTCTTTTCTTTACTGCTGCCTGGCTTTTAGCCAAGGCGATACATAACTGATTAACTGGTTTAGTCTTATTCTTTTTGAGGTAATCTTCTTCAACTGGAGACCACACAACCTTATTAAAACGCATCTATTTCCGACACTCCACATAGGACTTCAGGGCAGCCTTGCTTGCCTTGCCGAAGATGGAGTCAATCTTGCCAGCATAAAGGCCCTCAGCTGCTAAGAACCTCTGCAGTCTTCCGGCAATCAACTTTCGCATACCACTTAGATCTATATCTTCTCCTGGGCATTGCTTCTTATACTTCTTTTGGTCTGTCTTTCCTATGAAAGTCCACATCCCAGGCACTTCTCTATGACCGATGACATTTTGAGGCGTAATACCAAACTGTAGGCATAACTTCACTGCTTGCTGAATCATCGAATCATACTGCGTCATATTGGGATGCTTGCCTTTATAGGCCATTACAAGACCAATAGAGGTTTTATTATAAAGTCCGGCGTGCCAGGTGGAATACTTGTAATCGTTGCAATGATAGACACATCCATCCTTAGTAACGAAATCGTGATAACACAGGCCCGGCGCTCCCTTTTGACTAATATGATTATCCTTACCAGGAGCAATATGGTATCGCGCTGTCTTATGAGGATCTTGATTATCAGATACCGTAGTATGCACTACAATCCGAGTTGGAGTTGCTCTCACAGTCCATTCTCTCGTTGGATGACGAGGTAGGCTGTCTGAAATATCAATAACACGATACAATGTAATCACCCCTTTTTGAAGTCCTTAGACTTTTTATACTGCTCTCTTCTATATTGCTTCATTCTGTCAAGTATTTCAAGCTTCTTAGTTGTGATTTCTGGTGGATCAGGGGATGGTAAAAAAATGGGCGGGTTTGCTTGATACTTTTTCCATAGGTATTCATCGTCAACCTGGTCTATCTCGTGATACGGCACTTCAATATAACTAAACCCTGCATCAAGTGCCACCCCCTTTTTAATCCTGTCCCTATACTTGATTTCTTGATAGGAAGCCTCGGCAACATCTGCACCCTGTCCACCAAAATCTACTGGTCGGTAGTGTTGTTCCCCGTGAACCTCGATTACCAGCATCAAATCCAGCACAACCCAATCGAACTTATACCTACCTGATACTTTTGGATCAATCATATCCACGGGGTATTCTTGATAGATCTTATGATGACGAAAAAGAGGGCTATTTCGTAGCACTTCTCCAATATGTTTATGAAGACTACTTGCGGTCTCTCTATAATCCTGCCGAAATCTCCTTACTTTCATATAAATCCTATAGGCTACAGTATGTTAAATGAGGGCAATGAGAACACTGATCAGAGACTGATGGATACCATACTTCTCGCGCTATTCCCTCTAATATATGTCTTACAATCTTATAGGATTTTTCAAGCATCTTCTTATCTACTTTAATAGATATATACCTAATGGTATTAGGTAGGATTACCCATCTTACATACTCGTCTGGGATGATCCCACTTGCCATTTCAAGTCCCCATAGTCTCGCGTGAACTTTTATGTCATTGTAAATAACGGCCGATCCTGCTTCTTTCTGGCCCAGTAGCTCCTTGAAATCGTGCACCCTTATCTTATCTCCAACTTCAATAACATCTATAATATCTTGATAAGGCTGTCCTTGTATGGATACTGAGACAGGCACATTAGATATAGCCTGTGTTATGGAGTTTAGATAGTAGTTGTTATACCAATGACCTATACGACTTAGGATGTCTTTACCAGCATAGTTTGGTGTATTCTTAAGTATCCTATTATATTCTATTTCATACCAATAGCTTACGAGTTTAAAGGAAGGGGCGATCTCTGCCTTGTTAATTGATCCGTAAAACTTCTTCTTAGCCTCATTCATATATGTCTTACAAATAACCTTACGGATAATCTCTGCATCTGGAGAAAACTTAGGAGCTACATTCCAAGAATAGTAGGTCTTCTTAGGACACTTGCTATACCTTTCTATATGATAAGGGTGAGTAGGTGAGATATTTGACATAATCTGTAACCTGCTGAACTAAATGAGAGAAAGCCTCATCGATCCTTCCTGGAGTTAAGAGAACTACAATGTCATATATATCTATAACCTTCCTGTCTAAGAGGCCATCGCTATTAAACAGGTCCTTTTTACGAGCTTCCCACCACCCACAAAGAACAAGTCGAGATGCGAGATCTTCTCT